ATGAACCCTCTTGAGTGTAGACGAAATTTTATTGCGCGTGTGTTGGATTCTGTTGGTAATGATTGGAAAGGACTTACATATGAGAAAGCCCGTAAATTTTTACGGGAACTTCGTTTTATTGATACGTTTGAACAATACAAAATTAGTAAGAGCGAATTGGATGTGGCTATTGATGAACCAGATAGAGTTATTCGTCAAACTAGTTATATGGTTCCTGATTTTCTTGTGGTGTATGCGCGATTAAAACAAGTTTCGGAAGACAAAGTTGAACGAGGTCCGAAGCCAGAGCGTTGGGAAGGTTTAGTTAAGTTTATGCTTAAATGGATGGGTATTATTTCAGTTGGAGTTGTAACAGCTATGTTGCTTAAGAAAATTCTTACTATGTTGTTTCATTCAATAATGCGTCCCCTTACAGAAGAACAGGGACCACAGTATGATGGATCTAAAGCTTTGCGGACGCGTGCGCCAGCACGTATTCCCATAGTGCCTAGACAAATTAAGGCAGTCCAACATATGCCAGGACCGGATGAAAAACAAATGATTGTTTCAGGAAACATTAGATTTGTTAGGATTTCTTATTCCGGTATATTTTTACGCATGCAATGTATAGCACTAGACTCAAAATATATAGTTTTCCCAGAGCATTTTTACCAAGCTTTTGTAAATGATATTTTACCACAGGATTCTTTAGCTACCTTCGAACTTGAAGTTAGACGTAAAACAAATCCAGAGTTAACTTATATACCTATTGCTGTCACTGTTCACAATTCAATTCAGTTAGAGGGCGTTGGTGATCTCGCTGGTCACAAGTTGGATGGCAGACTCGTTTATCTGCAAGGTCAAGTTTGTGTAGGAGCTAAGTCTATTTGGAATCATGTGTGTAACGTTAGCGATATGGCTTTTTATTCTGGTTCAGAACAACAAGGATATATTATGGCTCCCCAGACAGGACTTTTGGGGCAGAAAGTTATTATAGGGTATAAGAAATACCAACCTTTTAAGAATAGGATGTATTTGTTAGGAAAGTGTGCAATTAATACTATTAAGGGAGAGTGTGGTAGACCATATGTTCACGCATCGAAACATGCTCAGCATTGTTTGTTGGGCATGCATACTTTAGGTGTTGAAGATGAACCTGTTAATGTAGGTATGTGCCCTCTTGTTTACGAAAGTTTGGAAATAGCTCGTAATGTATTATCATCTATTTATCCTCCCGTTTTACATGTGGAACCTTTGATTGTCGAAAATATGCCGGGGGTCGAAATTCTTCCTGTACCATCTATGATTAGTAAATTGTGGAACACACCTTCTATGCCATTGTTAGGAGCTATCAAAATCAATGGCTCTGTATTGGAGAGATTTACGCCAACGAATACCAAGTACCTTCCTATTAAGATAGGAGACAAACCTTTCATTCACCCCAATTGGACAAATGAGTTCTTGCCTAGTCGTAAGACATCAGTTACTATTGGGGATAAGATTGTTCATCCGTTATTTTCAGGAGCACAAAAATATGCTCAAATTTCGAAGTGGTCTCCTCCTCCACATTTTTCGATGAACGCACTAAATCATTATAAGACGCGTTTACCAGTGGATAGGGAGGCTCGGGTTTTAACTGATGAAGAAGCTTTGAATGGATATGAGACTATGGGACATATGGTTATGTCCACAGGAGCAGGTTATTGGGGTACTTGGTTTTCTA